TCTAAATGCTTCTAGCGCATAGCTGGCATTTAGTGCTAACCAAATAGCTTTGATATGATCATGTTCGTCAATTTTATTGCCTAGTTCTTTCTTACAATTGATAACATGTAGCTTATCATAATATTGACCTACACTTGAAGCCATATCAACAATTTCTTGAGTGTCATGAATAGTGTTGAAAACTTCTTTAGGTACATTGTAGATATTGCGAATGATATGACTGTATGATTTAGAATGTATTGCTGTTTCAAAAAAACCCCAATTATACATAATAGCTTCTACTTCAGGAAGAGATACAACTGGAACGAATACTTGTGCCGGTCCACGACCTTGTAAACTATCTAATGCGGTTTGTCTAAGTAAGTTACTAGTAAAGATATGCTTTACCGCATCACTAGCTTCTTTAAAATCTTGTGCATCCTTTGTTAAAGATATTTCTTCAGGAACCCAAAAGAATCCCCTAGCTGTTTCTTCAAGCTTAGCAAGTTTAGGATGCTTGTACTCCTCAAATCTTTGGATTGTTACTGGTCCGGCTGGGTCCAAAAACATCTTTCTAGACAGGTAATCAGTCTTGACTGTTAAATCGTATTGTTGTTTGCTCATTTGTTTTCCTTATAGTTTACAGCTTTCGCAGTCGCCTTCTTCATCAAAGTTAATTGGCTCTAACATTTCTGGTAGTTCTTCGGCATCTGCTTTTGCGCCTGCTTTATTCACAAGTGAGTAGTACAGGGTCTTTCCTCCCCAATAATAAAACAACATCAAGTTCTTGGCAAGAATTGTAGTTGGGATTTTTCTAGTAGCAAAGTGTGCTGGATTGTAGAAAGTGTTAGTACTTATACTTTGATCAACATAAGCTTGTAATACTGCTGCTGTTTTCAAGTAACCAATACAATCTGTTTGATCCCACATTAGCTGATACTTGTTCTTTAAACGATGATACTCTGGAACTACTTGGGTAAAACTACCAGCTTTAGATTCTTTTACTGTGATCAAACTCATGGGCATTTCAATACCGTTAGTAGAGTTGATTACTACAGAAGAACTTTCTACAGGCGCAATTGCCATTAGTGTAGCATTTCTTACACCATATGTTTTCATTTGTTCGCGTAAAGATTCCCAATCTAGTTCAGGAGTAAAGTCAGTTAAATCGTTTACACCTTTAGCTCTGCGTTCCCACGGGAAGATGCCTTTACCATACCAAGTTTTATCACTGTCTAAGCACTTGCCTCGTTCTTTGGCTAGCTCTACTGTAGCTTCAGTTAGATAAAATGCTTGATGTTCCATCCAAGACTTAACTTCATTAAGCGCGTCTTGTTCACCATATTGTAAACTGCGCTTTGCGTGCCAATATGCTAAATTCGTAATACCAATACCAAGTGGTTGAATTTCATCATTGCTAAGTTTGCTTTGAATACTCAAAAAGTCCTGATAGTCAAGAATGTTACACAGGCTACGCTGTAAGATTCTACATGCTCTACGCATATCTTCTGGGTTTCTAAATGCTCCCCAATTTATAGATCCAAGAGTACACAAAGCAATTCGGCCCTTATCATCATCTAAACGCTTGAATGGTTTAGTTGGTAACAAGATTTCTTGGCAAAGATTGCTTTGATAAATCGTATGATATTGAGTATCAAATGGGCCTTGATTCTGAACATTATCAATAAAGGTTAGATAAATTCTACCAGTATCTGTACGTTCTTTTAAGATACCGCCTTTGAACACATCTTCTGCGTTCATTGTTTTCTTACGCAAATCTTTACGCTTTTCATACTTCACATACAATTCTTCAAACTTTGCTGTATCGCTGTAAAAAGCTTCATAAAGATCAGGCACTTCGTTTGGATCAAAGAAAGTAATGTTTTCTTTGTTCTTGAAACGGCGCCAAAAGAATGCTGACAAGACTACGTTATAGTCCATGTGTCTTACACGAGTTTCTTCTGTACCTTGATTATTTTTTAGAACGATAAGATCGTCAAACTGATAATGCCAAATAGGATATGTAATAGTTGCTGAAGCGTTTCTAATTCCACCTTGCGAACAACTGCGTAGATCACCAAACCATTTTTTCAAGAATGGAATCATACCAGTGTGCATGACTTCGCCGCCTCTGATAGGAGAGCCGAGTGGTCGCATTCTACCAACTTCTAAACCAATACCAGCGCGTTTGGCTGCGTACTTGGCCATCATTTCACCTGACGCAAAAATACTGTCAAGATCATCGTCTGTTCTAATTAATACACAAGAACTAAATTGTTTTGTAGGTGTGCCTAATCCTGCTAAAACAGGAGTTGCTAAGGTAAATAATCCATCGCTGGCGGCAGCGTAATATTCTTTGATATAACGCATCCTAGCAGAGTTAGGTTCTTCTTTATGAAATACAGTTGCGGCTGCAATCATGTATCTAACTTGAGGTGTTTCGTATATTTCTTTTGTTGCGCGATTTTTTACTAAGTATTTTTCAATCAGTTGCTCAATAGCGGCATAGCTGTACTGTTCGTCTTTTTCATGATCAATAAGATCATTCATTTTATTCCAATCTTCTTCGGTATACCATTCTAATAGTTCTTTAGTATACAAACCCGTTGCTACATTCTTTTTTACTATTTCGTAAAGATGCGGTGGTTGATATTGTCCATATACATCTTTTCTTAGCATGGATAAACGCTGCTTGCCTGCAACATATTGATAATTTGTGTGACCAACGTCTGGATTGTTTTCAACGTCAATCAAGTCTACGATAGCGCGTAATGTAATTTCATCAATTTCTTTTGTAGTAATACCATCAAAGAAATGGGGCTGTGCTTTGATTTCAATCATTGATTGACTTACATCTGCTATTCCCTTGCATATAGTAGCTACTTGTGTTTGCCATTTTTCAATGGTAAGAGGTTCTTTATCTCCTGATCTTTTTGTGACGTAAATCTTCATAGTGTTCCTACTTTCTGAATGATGGGTGTTATATCGTAATATCTAACTACGGTAAAGTCGCTGAGTTTATTATTTAATACAGTACCGGGCCAGTAATTCATAACATATTTTGCGTTATCAACCAAGACTAATACCACATCTATGCTATTATAATCAGTAGCGTTTACTAAGTCAATATCTTTAATTCCCAACATAGCTAAAGTATAAATCATACCCAATGCTCTAGAGTAGTTACAATAAATGTTGTCGTCTAATAATTGCCATGGATCGGGCCAAGTTTTTATATCTGCTGGGTGTAAGTAATAATTAGATATTGGGGTTTGTTGCCAAAACTTATCTACTTCTATAGCCAATGTTTTTGTGTCAGCATCTTTTAGCGTTTCTCTGAGGTTGTTCCACGCTCTAAGTCTAGAGTAAAAATCAAGTTGAAATTCGTTCATATTGTATACTTATCTTTTTAAAAGATCGTGTACATTCTTTAGTACTTGCTTGGGAAGAACAAATGCGTCTTTGTTGTATTCACATTGTTCCCAAATATGAAATTGATTTGGTCGTAAGTACTTTCTATCTTTTAACAAATTGATATTTTCTTCATGACCAAATATTTTAGGATCGCTTTGACTCCAAATAACTATGCCGGGCTTTTTTAAATCCCAGCAAAAGTGTTGAAAAAAACTATCTACTGAAATCCAAGTTTTACATTCTTGTACAAGAACAGCAAGATCGCTAAAAGAAAGATTGGGTCTAAAGTCTTCTACTAATTGTTGTTCTGTTTTAACACCCACTTGAATAACGGGCTCGTCTATCATTGCGATTAATTCTTTCCAATAAGGAAAGTTTTTTGGATTTTCTTTTCCGTTTCTTAGTTTTTGTGCGTAAGGAGAAATAATAATCATACTATATACAACTTTTTAAATGCGTTTTCTAAACTATCTTTCCATTGCCACTGATCCATCTTTTTGTAAATATTCCAATGATCAATGTCACCAAATGTATCTTTAGCTTCTTGAATACTTTTACCAGGAACAATATCAGGATAGCAAGAGTATACTATGGGGTTCTTTATAAGAGGCAACACATGCTTGAACACAACATGATCGCCCATACCCGAATCTAATACTACAATCGTTTTATCTTTATGTTCTAAAAAGTTTCTAAAAATTTGTTCATCGTGATCATACAATGACTTGTTATTTGTAGTTCTTATTCCGCCCTCTGACTTAAAGTGCCAAGTTGTTGCGTATGGTATAACAAAAAGATCGTATCCCATTTTGTGTAAACCATATGTGAATAAAGTTTCTTCTCTGTGGGCTACTTTAGAAAGAGCTAAGTTGTAATCGTAGATACCTGCTTTATACAAAAACGAACAGTGTAAATGTTCTACTTTTGTTACTTTTCTAATATAGCCCCATTGAATATTTGGTTCTTTATCAATGTCTTTTATCTTACCAGTTGCTACTCTAGGACTAGTGTCCCAATTTGGAGTTAAGATAGCTCCACCTACTGCGGCTGCGGTAGGCTGCAAGTACATAGCTTCTTCTAATTTTTCTAGTACTTGAGGTTCAGGTGCATTATCATCATCTACACGCCAAACATATTTGTAACCTTCTCTAGCGGCTCGTTCATTAGCCATTTGATGATTAAAGTGTTGTCCTTTTTTACCAGCAAATTGCCATTCCCATTTGATACTTTTCAAATCCATTAATTTAAATAACTGCTGATACACAGGATAATTTCGCATATCTTCAGGGTTATCGTTATCATCGTATATGATAAGTAAATCAACTTTTCTAGTTTGGTTGATTACTGCGTGAATAGCCAAAGGCAAGAAAGTATGATATCTACCTTTAGTAGAAATAGAACATAAAATTTTATTCATGGTTTTTTAGCTTCTACTCTAAAATTATAAGCTGGGTGAGGAATCTTTTCTTCCATAATACGAATATCATGATATCCAGCTGATGCTAAATGATTATACAAACTTTCAGGCCACCAACCAAACAAATGCGGACTAGTAATGTCACTGGGTTCGCCCGTATCAGTAGTATTAACACTACCATAAACTGCGTTTAAAATACCAAATTTACCCCAATAATCTGCTTTCGCAAAGTTATTACAAAGCTGTTCTATGTCGGGCATTTCCATAACAAGTTTGCCACCTGATTTTAATACTCGCAACCAATCTTTTAATATATCCATTGTTTTGTAGGGATTTAAATGTTCAAACACATGTATGGCCATAATTTCGGATACAGAGTTATCATCAAAATCTAATTTAGATATATCCATAGTAACATGAGCACGTTTGTCATACAAGTCTACACTAAGATATCCCGGATAATCTACCCCACCTGATCCTAAATTCAACTTAATATTCTTGTTATATTTTTTACAATTGATCAAGCCATTTCTTTTTATAATAGTTGTACCATATTCTGGAATGTCTTTAAATGTTTTATTATTTTTGTGCCAGATAGGAAACTTACCCACATTAGTGTTGGCTGATTTGCTATACTCAATATCACAAACACAAACAGCTTTGTATCCTGCTTGTATAGCTCGCATAGAAAAATCTATATCTTCTCCGCCACCTGGTGTAAACACTTCATCTAAAATTCCTACTTCATCAAACAAAGTTTTCTTTACCATAACGCAAAAGAATATTAATGCGTAGTGTGCCGCATATGGATCGTATAATTGTAGTGGACCAGTTAAGCCCACTGTTTTATCACTAAATGGAGCTACCAATTGATTTAGCCAGCGATTTTGCTCTTGTTGTAATAATTCAGTATCATTGTTTAACAATACAATATATTCACCCAATGCTTGCTTGATGCCTAAATTAGTAGCTTTAGTATAGCCCAAGGGTTCGTCAGACCAAATAAGTTTAGCCCAGTCACCCAAACTTTCTACATACTCTTTAGTATTGTCTACACAACCATTAGCTACTACAATAACTTCTAGTGTTGATAAATCACTATACTGCTTGATACTTTCTATACATGGCTTTAACAAGTCTTCACAATGATTGTATGTAGGTATTACTATACTATATTTCATTTAATTACTCGTGTGCAGGAACAACTTGAAATCCAATTAAACCTTTAGAATCAAATACTTTTAAGTGTGTATTAGTTTTAAAGATAATATCTTTTCTACCAGCAAACAATGTGTTTAGTTCGCTTTCTGCTTGTTCTGCGCTAGTAATTACAGTGCCATTAATAGTTAAACTAGGATCCAATTCAACTAGGTGCATTCTACCATTTCTATCAATTACATAAATTTTCTTGTTCATAATCACCTCTTAGTGTTAATTCGTTTTATCATATCGTTAATAGCTTCACTATTTACTACATTATATCTACCGTCATAAAATTGTGGCTCTTGAAATTCTTCAAACTCTTGTTGTGAATCATCAATCCAAAATATCAAATCAGGATTTAAAATAGTTCTTTGTTCTTCAAGTGGGCATACTTGATTAATAAAAGTTATTTCATTGTCGGCTGAGTTTCTTGCCATTGTTAATAATCTGTGTGTATGTCTTAATCTACCGCCTTCAGTAAAGTCAATATCTTTGTGTTGAACTCTTTGTTCATAGCTGTTTAGCACTTTTGAATTTTCATAGTGCTTGGCTAAAGTTTCTGCTACATGCTTTCTACTAGAACCGGGCTTGCCCATAATTAATACTCTAAAGTGTCTATCAGTTACTAGTCTGTAATACTGTACCAAATTAGAGTCTAGTGTATGAAATACCCATGGTCTAATAAAAACACCTTGATTGGGTTCTAATAGCACATTTGTATGTAAGTCCCATTCAAACAAGTTACGATAGTTAAACTGATAACCATCAAGTGCTGTTTTAGCATTTATTTCACCCTGTTGATTTCTGTGGTGAAACAAGTTTAGTGTGTTCTTTTCTAATGCTACAATAAAACACCATTCGTTTAAAGAATCAAAATCTTCAAAGTGAATAATGTTATTAAATGGCTTGCGAAAGATACCCGAACGCTTGTGTTCAATAATTACTCGCTCGCCCAATACTTTACTTAAAATAGGTTCTAAACCACCTAGTACCATATTAAAATGATCTAGTTCGTAGCCATATTCTTTTTCAGTAAATCGTATATCTTTTACTGCTGCTACGCAATTTTCTACATCGCCCGGAGGAAAAAATCCATCAGCGTGTAGCATTTTTACCATTGGTCTGTTAGATGCTTTCACTAATTTTCTCCGCTATCATTTTGTAAATATCACTGATTGTGCTTTGATCAAACGCAATAGGTTTGCCTTGATCAGCATTAACTCTTATTGTAGTTTGTAAAGGTATCTTTCCTAAAACTGGTACTTGATACTTATCACTTAAATTGTTTGCCCCGTTTTCTCCAAAGATATGATCTATGTTACCGCAATGATTACACAAGTAACCACTCATGTTTTCTACTATACCTAGAATTTTGATGTTTCTTTGTACAAACAATTCTATACCCTTTTTACAGTCTAACAATGCTACATCTTGTGGAGTAGTCACTATAACAGCTTGCGCTTTAGGTAGCAACTCACAAAGGGATATTTGTATGTCTCCTGTGCCCGGCGGCATGTCTATTATTAAATAATCTAGTTCGTTCCATTGTGTGTTTAGCAACAAGTTTTTTAGTGCTACTGTTGCCATGGGCCCACGCCAACTTACTGCTTGATCATCACGAATACTGCTAGCAATAGACATTATTTTTAATCCATATGCTTCAAAGGGCAGTGTATATTTCATATCTTCAGTTAATTTAAAAGGCTGGTTATTTTCTAATCCAAACATCATAAACTGACTGGGCCCATAAATATCAGCGTCAAATACACCCACTGTATTGCCTTGGATAGACAAAGCTGCTGCTAAGTTAGCTGCTACCGTGCTTTTACCTACACCACCTTTACCTGAAGAAACTAAAATTATATTTTTTACTTGTTCTATATTCATATACTATTCCTGATAAATGTCATGATTGATTATGTTACACCAATGCGTTAATTCATCTTTAGTAAAACACATAATACCATCGTTTAATCTGTCAGTAAATTCACTGTCTACTCCACCAAATCTAATAGGGCTGTACACGGGTGTTCTGTCTGCTCTGCGGAATATTCTAAAGTGTTTGGGATAAGTAACATTCTTTTCAAAAGTAGAACCCATAAAGATTGCACCTGGTTTATCATATGCTCTTGCCATATGTTGTCCCACAGAGTCACATCCAATAAAGTAATCACACTCGCTGATTAAAGCCATAAACATTCTTAAATCAGTATTTACAGTTTGTAAATCAACTGAAATGTTGTCTCCAGGATGACGCAATTCTTTAGGACCAAAAAAGAAAATCAAACAGTCCTTACTTAAATTGTTTAGCATAAACAAATAATCATCGCAATCTAAACTGCGATGTGATGAATCATATGGTCTGTTATTTGTTATCGCCATTGAACTACCATAAGGCTGAAACACTACTACTTTACTTTTATTGTGTTTTTCTTTGAACTCTTGAATAATTCTTTTTACCGAATTCTTTTCATAAGTGCTCAAGTAAAGATTGGGTTTAGTTAAATCACTATGATCTTTTGTTTGATTGATTTCTCTGTCAAATGCTTCAGCTAATGATATGTGCTGATTATAGTAATCATACTGATAATAAGGCTCAGGGCATATAACTTTGTTTGGTCTGATACATTGTTCAAACACATTCTTTTGATGAATACCAATAGTTCGTTGTTGTAAGATAGGATGTGACCAATACAAACTTTCCCATCCATGAATTATAATATTGAAATCATCTGTGGGATTTTTTCTGTGATATTTTTCAAGTGCTGGGATAGCAGTAATTACTCTACCTGCTCCGCCATTAATTATAAAAGTTGTGTTCATATTAGTCATTGATTAATTGATTCCATGGTGCAATTATGCCTTCGCAGTGTATCTGTTCTACTTCTAATAACAAATCTTTGTTTATTAATGTAAACATAGCTTCTTCAATAGTAGTTGTTTCAGCCAAATGTTTGTAAAAAGACTGTGATACCAATTCTTTCATGTTGTATATTAACGAACCAGGTGCTGACCATAATCTAGCATGTAATGATACTAAGTTATATTCATTGGTATGACGAGTTTTAAACACATATTTGTTAGTAGTATCGTAAAAATCTATATTGAATTCATTACTTAGTTTATATCTACCTGATATTTTAAAAATTCTTTTGGGTATAATCTTTGTTTTTTCTAACATGTCAAGTGCTACAAGCAACATATAAGCTTCACCTGCACCTTTAGCGCCCACTTTGTTAAACTCTATGCAGGGTGTTCTATTGCCTATGTCTAAAAAGTAAGTTACTTGATTGATTAATACATCATATTGTTCATTATCTAATGG